CCTTACCTCGCTCAAAAAATTGCGGGTAAAGTAATCCTGCAACGCTAGATACTCGGAGTACCCTAGACAAGCAATACTAACATCATATCTAAATTCAAGCCACACAGGACGATGCTCCAAGTACCCAATAGTACTATCGTGTATATCAGCCCCCGAGAAAAACGGACGAGTATCAATGTACCAATTGTCCTTTAACACGGGTGGGTAATCATACACAGCAATACAAGGGTAACTCTGATTAGCACTAGCCTCACTATAATCGTAACTACTCCCGCGAGCATAGGTAAGTGGGACTTTTACCTCCTCACCTTTTACCTGTACAGAGATGCCCCAAAATTTTCGGTAGAACTCTTCGTGTGCTTGTTTAACAGAGTATATCATATCTAGAACTGACGTTTATAAGCATAGCCGTTACGCTCGGTAAACTTAGCAAGCCTATCCTCTATACTAGCAAAGAAGCCCTTGCGCCCCTGTGAGTTCTCACGAATTTTCGCCTTAATATCTGCCACTCGTTCAGACCTAGTAGGTTGTGGAGCACTTTGCTGTGGAGTCTGTGGTGTACTTGCGCTTGGGCGTTTACCAAATGCAAAGTTTGCTTTCCCGACATTTTTAGGTATGACCTTTTCAGGCGGTTGAGGTTTCGCCTCGGCAGGCTTTGCGCTAGTTTCTTTCTTACTACTTACTAAGTCTTTCAGTAGTTTGAGTTCGTTATCACGCTTAGCATCATCGTCCCAAGTGATAGACGTGTTCTTCTCATCGAAGTACTTTTTGAACTCGTCCTCACTAATACCGTGCTTCATTAAGTGTTCCATAGTGGCTTCGTGAAACCCGTGCTTACTACCTCCTTGGTGCGCTTGTGCAGACCGCCTATTCCCACCCCTAGAATGTGCAGACACCTTTACGGTCTTCCCTAGTTTTGACTTACGAGTGTAAGCCCTAATTTGTAGTGCCATCTGGATTGTCTTTTAACTTTTGTGTTTTAAGAAATTCGGCTATCCGTTTTTTAGCCACTTGCTCATAGTCCCTAAACGTTTGTCGCCAAACAGGACGTGGAGGAATACGCTTATCCTTTGTACCGAACTCGTGTATCACTGCCAACTCCTTATTCGTAACACCGCTTTCTCCGTGCTGTTTGTCATTCACAGATACCGTTGTACCCTCACGAAAAATCGCACTAATCATTTCCTCTGTATCAATCAAAGGAGTATCGTGTCCCTTACGAGCCACAGTACTAGGAGCAAGAGTATGTCCGTACTTATTGGAACGGATATTTTCAACAACAGACTCCTTAAACCCCTCAGCTATCTCCTCACCTAATGCCTGCATATCAGCCTTAAAATCCTGCGTTGCTGGCTTTTTGTATCTAGGTCGTAACATAGCATTTGGTAGTTTAGGGAGTCTGCCAACACCTTTAACATTCATTATTACCAAAAGGACTAAAAGCGTCCCTTGACCTTTGCTTATAGGAATGCTCCAATGAGTGCTTACCCATCAGCGCTTCCCTAGCACTATCAACCTCATTCGGTTTCGTTCTCTTCTCGTACCTAAGCCGTTGAATCGAGCAATCAGTACATCTCTTAATGTTACCCACCTCGTATAACGTCCTTGACAAAGATTTGGATGCCAACACAACTACCGTACATCTCTTCAAGGTAGATGATTTTGTCAATTACTTGTACCCTACCATTGAAGTGTATCTTGGTTGTGTTTAGAGGTATTACATAGGTAGAAAAAATCGGTTCTATCTGTTTAGGCGAAAGATATACTACACCGCTTACCTCATACGATAAGCCGTATTTTTCTCTCGTTCTATTTGGTACTTCCTTTTCATAGAGTGCTTGGATATTATCGTATAGTTTCGTTTCCCTCTTACTATCGCCCACAAATCGTTCAAATGAAAATTCTTCTTCGGGGTGTTCGTGATGTACAGTAACTACTTCCAAAGATACACTATGAGGAGTACGGAGTAACTTCTGATAGAATATGTTTTGGTAGTTTAGAAATTGTCCCTTAGTTACTAACATATTGCTTCGTTATTGAGTAGATATAATTCCTCGTGCAAGAGGCGACAAAGCGAACGGATAACTATCGTAATAACTGCGGAAATTCATATCCTGTGCCATCGTAATACGACCTTGCATTACGTTAGTCTTACGGAGTGAATAATCGCCAAATTGTTCTTCAAGCAGACCACGTAGGTAAAGCATCAGCTTAAACCAAAAACTATATCTATCCCCCCACACGTTATCAGAACCAACTCGGTTAAAGTCCTCGTAAAAGTTACCACGAGTAGGGTCTTCCGTGATAGAAAAAACGGAGCCTATCTGTACAGTGGTGGTAGTACCATTATTGTTAATACTCGTACCTACATAATCAGACCCATCTGTAAAAGACTGACCAATAGCCAAGGAAGCGTTTTCATACAGCCTCCGTTTATCAACCAAATGATATGCTACCCAAATAGACAAGTGTCTTTCACTCGGACGTACTAGTCGCTTGACAAGCGTATCGGTTACATCTTCATTTATGCCAAGCACACGTGAGTAATACCAAGTGATAGTTTTTGTAATCTCCTCGTCAGAAAAGAAGTGCTTACGAAAAGCGGAAAAGTCAGTATTTAGGCTTCTAGATTTAACCTTGATTAGGGAACTTGACGGTTCATCTCCCTTAAAGTAGGGAGTGTATGCTACTACTATACCTTGTTCAATTAGAGCATTCATAAGGCTCTCCATAGTTTGGTACAAGCCTAAATCAAAACTCTCTACTACAATACCGTCTGCGTTTTTAATCGTCAGAGTGTTATCCCCGTCCTTTATAGACACAGAATGTCCTGCCATCGCCTTAATAGCAAAAGCAGGAATAATGAAGCGGTCGAAAGTTATCTCCCGAACCGCTGTCATTATTTCGTTCAAAGTTACTTCTTGAGCCATTAGTTAATACTAAACTCTAAACCCTTTTCGTGAATTAGATAGAATACAAGCCACGTCAACGGGAACCTTTACTTCTTGGTCAGCACGGATGTGATAATCCTTACCGCCAATAGTTACGTTGATATTTTCAGTTGCTCTGAATAATACCGTACGTACAGCATTTACCACTGTGGCTTCCTTTACCTCAACGTTAATAGGTGCATCGAGTTCATCGTCGAACTCAGCTTCTTCTGCACCATCAACATCGGCTTCCTCTACCATATCGGCATTTTCCTCTACGGCTTGCTCGTTTGCGTTCACGATTGCCTCGTTTTCGAGAGCCTCATCAATCTTTGCTTTCTTCGCCATAATATAAAACGGATTAAACTGTTAGAGCCTTAACGATATTCTTTTCTTCTAGGATGCCCATACCCCAGATACCGTACCAGCCAAGGGTATGCTTACGACCTAGTTCTACAACACCGTCATCACGGAGTTCAACCTCCATAGTGATACCCCACGCATAAGCGTTATCTCCAAAGAATACGGCTTCGTAACCTGTGCTTACAGAACTTGTACCGTACTTCTTTTGTAGGTCAGCTGCACCAAGAACAGGCATCTGAGTACTTTCAATGAAGATAACTCCTTCGTACATACCTACCTCTCCGATGTAAAGCTGACGACGACCCATATACGTATTGGCGTTAATCCACTCCTTATCATCACGTAGCTGACGGAGCTGGTGTGGGTGCGCTACACATACATAGTAATCTCCATCAATACGAGGAGCGTTGTTAGTGGCTAGAATTTCAACTGCGTCCTTTACCGTCTTAGTAGAAAAAACGCTGGAAGCACTTAGGCTAGTAGAAGCAGTAGCAGAACCACCATACACTACGTTAGGAGTCTTGAGAACAGTATCACGGAACTGTGAGTCTACCGTCACCGCATAGTTATTAGATAGCAACTTACTAGTATCTCCCATCACGTCAGTTAGAGATGTAGCAAGAAGCATTTCCGTTACCTGTACTGCATTACCCTGTTCCTTAACAGGAATAACTACTTCGCTAGTAGAGATACTCTGTGGCGATAGTACTTCGTGTTCTTCAAGTGAACCACCACCGCTAAGATTTCCATACTTAACGAATACAATAGACTTACCACGCACAGAATTTAGGTCTCGCTTAACCTTTGCAAACTGTGCGAAGCGTAGACGGGGCTGTGCTTGGAAGAGTACTTCCTTAGAATAGAAATCACGAACAAGGTGGGGGAGCTGTGTGTATCCCGAACTTGACGTATTAGCCGAAGAAGTATCTCCGAAGAAAAGCCCCATACATAGGGTAGAGATACTTAGA